ACCGCCTCTGTTAATGCCGGCAGGTGCAAACCATGGTTCAGCAACGCTGTCATTGAAAGCATACACACCACCAATTAATGTAGAAGCAGGTACCCAAACAAATTGACCGGTATCGGGATCAATTACTTGTAACCAAGGCCAATATGAAGCAGCGTATGATGTATTTCTGCTTAAAGCTTGGGTACTAATTGTAGATACACTTGAATTATATGGTACTAAATCAAGTACAAAAATATTATCTCCTCTATTTTGTGTGTTAGAGATAATAGTGGTTACTTGGGAAGTTTGTAGTGAATTAAATAAACCAGGAGTTAATAATACATTAAATCTATAATCATCTTGATTAGATAATAGATTAATCATATTAGTATAACTAGCACTTGGAATACCTTGAGATCTGTTACCATCTGTAATAGCACTATAATATTGACCATCAGTAGATACAGTTCCAATAGCATTGTTAAAAGATCCACTTGCATTAAGAGGTATAGATCCAGTAAATTGTGTTTTTGCTATTCCATTATTATCAAAATAATTTGGAGTTGGGTTATTAACCGCACTTACATAAACATATCTCGAATTATTTGGATAAGAGCCAGTTACATCTAAATAATAGCTAGTTCCTGAGGAAGCAAAATTTAATGCTTGATCACCGATTACCCTAGATACAAAATTAGGAGCTAACGGGTCCATAGACAAATTAGTCCATGTTTCTAATACAATAGGAGTATTAGTATTATCATTTCCCTGTCTAATTAACAGATCAAAAGTACCCGAAGATGTATTGGAATTTACAATTTGCCATCTTACATTATCTGCTGAGCCACTTAGCAATGATCCAGATACATCTAAACTAGAGCTACTATTCATTATAGTACCCTCAGAAATAGTTTTAAGCACCAATGTTGGTTGGGTTGGAGCAGTAGTACTACCACTAATAGCGGTACTAGTTGCTTCTGAATAGCCACCACTAACTACTCTAGCTATTAATAGTGTTTCGCCACCATTATTAAAGTAATTGTAAGCGGCAATTGAAGTAAAGTATGTGTAAACTTGCCCACCTGTTACAAATGTTGATCCGAATTTATTTAAATAATCGGAGTATGAAGTAACAATAGTAGGTACTCCAACAGGTCCTTTAACTGTGGGGCCTATAATTGCTGCTCCAACTGTTACAGGTTGTTGAGTAATAAACGATTGATCATTTTCTCTCGCTAAAACGCCAGGAGATATTAAAGTTTCTGCCATGTTTTTATAGTTTTTTGTTGTCTATAAATATGACAGAAATTCGTAAAAATTAATTTTCTCTTAAGGAAGGAGTAAATTCTCCTGTTTCAGGATTTACAGAACCAATACCATATTTATTTGTAATATTTTGAACAAATTCTTGTTCTTGTTTTTGCACGTCTTGCAAAAATTGTTCTGCTTTTATTCTTCTTTGTTCTAAAGAAAATTTAGCAACCTCAATTTGGCCTAATTCTTCAATAACGATACGACCATTTTGTTGTAATTCTTGTAATGTAGTTAATTCTTCTTGTGTTAATTTTTGATTTTCCATAAATTTAATTGTTTATTATACATATTATGAGTTTAAAAATTTATTAATAGATTCTATAACCTGTTCAGGTTTAATTAATTTAGTACATTCAAATTGACGAGGAGTATTTTTATGATCAGGGCACCATTCCCAATCTCCTGCATCTAGTACGTGTCTATTAAAACAACCTGTACAAGCATTATATTCTAAAGGATAAATTCGTTCGCAGTCCTGGAATTCAGTATAGGGATAGCTAAAGCCGGATATTAAGATAGTTGGGGTATTTAAAGCCCATGATATCCAACTTAAACCACTTCCCATTCCTATAAATAGAGAAGCATCGCGAATATCAATCATTCTATCTTCTAATGGAATATCAAATCCTGTTTTGTCTATTACCCTCGTTAATGTGCCTCCTAATTTTGAATCGTGCCATTCATCTCCTAAAGGTTCGGCTGTCAACATAACAACTTTATATCCTTTATTATTTAGATAGTCTATTATAGTTTGCCACCCACCAGGATAGTTCCAATATTTTGCATGAGCAGAAGCATGAGGAGCTATTACAACATATTTATCTTGAATGTCTGTTTTCTTTAAAGGAGCATCTAATATAGGTTTTACTTCTTTATATTTTATGTTTAATATTTCAGAGGCAGTTTGTTGTAATGGGTGTCGTTTAAAATCTAAAGGTATTCTATTTAAATCTACTTTATTATTATTATAAAACCATCCTATTTCAAACATAGCGTATATATCAAATACTTCTGTTCCTGGGTTGGTGAAGTTTAGTTGTGGGTAGGATGATTTAAACCATTGATTATGGAATGTAGAGCAGGTAACCTTACAATTCCATTTTTTTCTAAATTCTTCTATGTACGGGAACCAAGCTAAATGATCTCCTATTGCTTTTGAGTCTATATGAATATAAACATGTTTTCCTGTGGGATTAAATTTATATTCAAATACTTTTTCATTTGTAGATTCTATAAATGCTTCTATTTTCCAGTCAATACAATATTTTATATTAGTGCGAGTCCACATATTATTTGTAATAGTGGTTTCGTGTATAATTTTATTATTTTTTTGATTAGTAAATATTACCTTATATTTTTCATTTATAGAACCTATAATTTCAAAAAAAGCACCATTAATAAAATTAACCTTAAAGGTATTTTGAGGTGGTTTATTCTTTATATTCAATATTTGGGTATTATTATACTCTTTAATTAGTGTGTCTTTCATATAAGTGAATTAATTCTTTTGAGCGATTTAACCAGGATAGCTTTTGAGCAGTATTTAATGAACTATATCTGTAATCAGTATAATTATTTATAATTTGATCTAAACCACACAACATTTCTTTTAAATCACGAGATACTCTATATAAACCATGAAACGTAGTTTCCATTTCTATGCATCCTAATATTGGTAAACCACAAGCGGCTGCTTCTAACAATGTAAGATTAGGATGTCCTGCTTCTAGTTCTGATGGGTGAAGAAATATAGTATGAGAAGTATAAAGATCTCTTAAATTTTCATTTGGTAGTTCCCAAATCATTGTTAATTTAGGGTATCCTTTAACCCAAGGATTATCATTAAGCCAGTTTTCATTGTTTTTAGGACCGGCAATTGTAATAGGTAAATCACGAGACATTGCTAATTGCACTCCTAATCCAAATCCTTTTCTATCATAAGCTCCATATCCTCCTAAACCATTATTTGCTAACATTAATAGATTATGTTCTGAAGGGTATGTTTCGTTTGGGTAGAATGAATGCACATTCACTCCATGTGAAAAATAATATACATTAGATAATTCAAAATAATCAATTAAATAACGAGCAGGAACTAATGAAAAAATAGATTTTTCCATTGCTTCTTTATTTTGCTTATACATAAATGAATCTTTTCCATAATGGAAAGCATGATGATCATGGTGTTGAAATATATAAGGTATTCCTTGCTCTGCTAATTCTAATGCTAAATTAGCAACATGTACCATTACAATATCATATTCTCCAGGTTGTATTTCATTGCACCATCTAATATCAACTTCGTGTCCTAGTTGTTGTAGATTACAAGTAAATTCCCATACTATTTTTTCAATAGCTCCCCAAGATGGAGGGGGAATAGGGATACCACATCCCGGATTTACTTGGCAAATTTTCATTTGAATTTAAAATATCCGTTTTTAGGTAATTGATTTATAATATAATTTTTATCTATTGTAATAGTATGAGTTTTAAGTAATTTATCGTCAATATCATACATTTTTTGACTAATGCTAATATTATTATCAATATTGTAATTGTATATATAATACCAAATTAATTGACCATTCAAATATAACGTTTCATTAACTTTATTTTCGTTATTATCTATTAATTCAATAACAAGTTTTTTCTTATCAGTATTACTTGAATTATGAGTTACTATTGCAAAACAATTATCTTGATTTTGTACTGGTAGTACTGAAAAATATTCTATTCTAGAATATCCAAGGTGTTTGAAATTAGTTTGAATTAATTGGTTCCATTGTTCTTCTGGTTCTAGATGTATTTGATTTAAGTGATTTTTTAAAGAACAATAAAATATATCTTCATATCCTACAGAATTACTTTGCCATTTTTCTTTTAAAAGATCATATTCTTGTGCTGTGGATATTTTAGGATATAAAGATAAAAAGAAATCTGTTTGAGCTCCAAAGAAAAATGTAGAAACTGTATTTCCTTCAGTGTATATTTTTATTCCTGAGTAGATTTTTTTAGTATTTAATACTTTGGAAATATAATTTATATATTCTGGGTTATTAGGGATATAGTCAAAATTGATAAAATATGTTTTTTTAAATCCTAATTTTTGGGCTAAAACGGCACCATTATAATAGTTTGTATAGACTGCAGGACCATGATAACTGTTATTATTATTTTCTTCATCTATATTTATATTATATTCAAAATTTTCTTCATAGCAGTATCCTATCTTATAGAAATCCATTTTAGTTAATATATTATTTGAATCATACACACAATAATCTACTAATGATTGTAATTCAGTAGGTATAGGATAGTGGGATGTTAGTATAATTTTACGATTTGTTTTGCGGATTCCTTCTATGCATTCTTTTGTTGCTTCTATAATACTTTGCTGTTGAGGATATACAGAAAGCACAAATACTTCTTCATCTATGTTAACAAAATTGTTATCTTTAGATAATATTTCTGTAATTTTATTACAATTTTCTTTAATATTATTAAATTCTAAGTATTGTATATTATTAAATTTATCAAAATAATTTAAGTATACTGGTAGATTGTATATTAATATAGGTAATTGCCAAGAAATAGCTTCGCGTATTACTAATGGCATAGTTTCTTTATCGTTATTGTTACCTTTAGAGGTAAATAAGAATAAATCCATAGCACTATAAAAGCTATCTACATCTGATCTTTCATTCCACCAAGTTAAATTATCTGGTTTGTTTTGCATCAAGGGTTCCCAATAATACTTAAAATTATCGGCTTGGTTTCCAACACAATGGAATTGATATTCAGGTAAAGCACGCGCGTATTCAAAGAACTCTGCCTGGTTTTTACGCGGGGTAAACAGGCCTACGTGTAAAATATGTTTTTTATTTGGGTCTAGTCCTAATGCTTTTAATGCTTCTTCTCTATTGGGGCGTTCTTTATATTCAATAGGGTATTCAACTAGTACTTTGGGTATGTTTATATCTTTGTATTGTTGAATTTGCCAATCCGATACAAACATAAATTTATCTGGGAAGAATTTTTTCTGGGTTGTATCGTATGATGAATCGTGGGATGTTTCTATGATAGAGTATGAGCGGTCTGTGCTGTATATTTTTTCTGCTAGATTATAATCCATAAAGAATTCAGGGATTTCTTCTAAATGGATTATATCAGGTTTAATTTGGTCTATAATATTTAAAAGTTCTTTTTTATCTTCGTTTAAAGTAAAAAAGTGATCAGGAGATAATAGATTTGCAATTTTATTTCTTTGTACTACTAATCTTCCTCCAGTATGGTCATCCCATTCTACAAGGTATATATCAAATTCTCCTTGAAGAAGTTCTATTTTTTTATAAAGATATTGGGGTAAGCCGCCTGTTGATAGATGAGGGGCTATGTACAATAGTTTTTTCATAACCATTAATATACAAAATTATTTTTGTTTTGCCAAATTGTTGTTTAATTTTTGTTTTGCTTCTTCGTTTGTTAATAGTTTTCCTTCGGATGCTATTTTTTGAAATTCATCCATACTTAATTTGATAATGAATTTACCACTATCTTTAATTTGTTGGAGGAGTTGGGGTGTAGGTTTGAGGAACATGGTATTATCCAGGTAAGTAGCAAGGAATTAAAACAATAGTCCCACCCAATTTTATTTCCATCCAATAATCAGGTTCTGCTAAGTAATTTTCGTTTGCAACTATCCCGTAGCCATTTTTAGCTACAGATGCAGCTGTAATAGGTGGAGAATTACTAGTTTGGGCAGCATCAATATTTAAATATTTACTTGCGGCCGGATCTGATGATAAATGTATCCAATCTGAGGGTAAGGTTTGAATTCCAACATTACCAGCTGCTTCTGCTATTATTTTATCATTAACCTCGAATAATGCTGATGGGGTTGATATTCCTATTCCAACTCTACCACTACCTGTAACAAATAATATGTTAGCGTTTGTTGGTGAACCTACTCGTAATAAAGCATCGGCATTAGCACCGCTTATATGAAGGTCTGCTGATGGTAGATTAGTTCCTATACCTACATTACCGCTACCTGTTACAAATAAAGCATTTGTAACTGATGGCGAACTTATCCTAAATAGATTAGCAGAATCAGCACCACTAATATGAACTCTAGCAGTAGGAGCAGTATTAAAAAATCCCCAACCAGTATTATCGTATCTTGCGGTTTCTACTGATGCAGAAAGAAATTGTAAGTTAGTAGCGGAACTTAGTTGGATAGTATTAGTTTGCGTAGTACTATTAAACATTGTACTACTAGCTCTAATTTGACCTACTACATCTAATGTTACACCAGGTGTTGTTGTTCCTACACCTATATTACCGCTACCTGTTATAAATAAAATATTTGCTTGAGCAGGTGAACCCACTCGCAATAAATTACTATTACTAGCACCACTTACATGGAGTCTAGCAGATGTATTAGTTGTTCCTATGCCAATATCATCCGTCCCACCAACAAAGAATGGGGTTGTCCCATCAGTAACATTTCTAAATCCAATACCTGTCCCAGCATTAAAAAACCACTCAAAAGTATCAAAACCCGTATTTTGCATGCGAAGGGCGTTTGCGCCACTTATGTGTAATCTTGCTAATGGGCTAGTTAATCCAATACCTACATTACCACTACTACTTACATAAAGGTGATTAGTATTGAATGCTGATGTACCATCATTTAGCATAGTTAGTAATGCTGTTGCTGCGGAATTTTCTACTCTAAGTGCGGTTGTTGCGGATGTTGCTCCGCTACCTCGTACTGTTGTTTGACCACCTTGCAGGAAGGTTGTACCATTTACATTTAAAGTATTTGTAGGGGTTAGTGTTCCTATACCTACATTACCACTACCACTTATAAACATAATGGAAGCTACGGACGGCGATTGGATTCTAAACAATGAATCGTTATTTGCACCACTAATGTGGAGTTCTGCTTGAGGTGTTGCTATACCCATCCCTGTTCTACTGCCGGAAACAATTATGGCTTCTTGGTTAAACGTTCCCATTTTAATGATATTGTCTGAAAAGACTTCCATAATAGGTATCCCCGAAATATCGTTTACGGAGAATAATGAACCTGATAAGGAATCGGTTACTGAGAATAGTTCACCTTGTGAACCTAAGATATCAAGTATAGTTGAACCCGATCCTTGTACTATGAGTCCTTTGCGGACTTTAAATTCGTTTGCCATAATTATTTCCTTTTTTCATTGTCCAAAAGGGTGTGGTTATAAATATCATACTCCAAATCTACTTCTAAAAGAATTAAAATTTTGTTGAATTTCTTCTTGGGATAATATTTTATTGTACATTTGGAGGACTGGTATACTGCCACTAAAAGCAAATCCGTCGCTTCGTTTTCCTATTGTATCTATAGTGATTGAATTTGAATCCCCAGTAGAGCCGGTTCCGATTAAATTACTATTTACGTACACAAAATAACTTGATCCACTTCGGTTTACATGGATATTATTATTTTCTCCTGCTCTAGACCAAGATACTGCACTCCATCCTGCATTTCCATTAAAAAGTAAAAAAGTTTGGTCTGTAGAAGAATATCTAAATCCTACACTACTGCCTCCTAGTAAATATTGAACTCCATTTACTCGATTTAAATTAGCCCATATTGAAAAACTACTGCTTGAACTTAATACTACTCCATTTGGTATAGTAATAAAACTAGAGCTATTAAAGAATAGTGAACCGCTATTAGTAAATGAAGCACTAATAACATTAGTTGTATTATTTCCTGACAAGTCTATAATAGATCCACTAACACTTCTAGTACCTACTACAAATGGGGAAGGTAGTTGGGAACTAGATATTTGTTGAATCATAGGGGCAGTCCAAAATGTTGTAATAATTGTATCTGTATTTGTGCCTACTGATTGTGATGGTGGGAAAGTAATTTTCCAATATTTATTATCTGTTACCCAATTATAATACCCTAGAAAATTAGGACGAATATTTACATTATATGTTCCTGGGGGGCCGTTAATTCTGAGTAGGTAATAATAGGTAAAGGGTACTTCGGATGCTAATTTTATACTAGAAGGCCAACTTAACTTTGTAAAGCTAGTATCTATACCTTGATTTAAAATAGAAGCAGATGCTTGTGCTGTAGTGCCCCCGCTACCTGTTATTGCTGTTGATCCTGTCCCAACTATAGCATATAGACCCCCAAAATCGGAAATTAAACTGCTTTGTATAGTGTAAGGTACTATTACGTCTTGAGGTGAACCTGTTGTTGTAAAAGCAGCAGAAGTTGTAGTTGCTGTTGTTGTCCTAGGAGTATACCCATTAGTATTACTGAAGTATTCAGTATATAATCTGGTCCAATCTCCTTCTGTATATCTTGAATTTGCTGTGTTGTTTGATCCCCACCCTGATATGTTTGAATATGTATTAATAAATCCTTGAGTGGAGGATTGATCTAATGGATAACTTGTTTTAAAGTATACTGAGGCTAGGTACCTAACAGAAGCTGATAGGGCTATTCCCATCCCATGTAAAAACCCGAATCCATCAGTACTGCTTAATCTTGAAACTAAAGCGGCAGTAGTACCTCTAAAAGTAACTCTATAAACAGGACTTCCTTTATAAAATTCCCCTGTTGTTGCTATAGTAGTTGTAAAACCAGGATTATTATAAACTCCAGCACCATTAATAGTTGTTGTAATTGGGATAGTATTGGTAACAGGTTCACCTAAAAAACTTTTTTCAGTATTACCCGTATCGTAGTAAAATACTAGATTTTCTAAATAAGTATTTGATCCTCCAAAAATTGCCATAATTTATAATCCAAATCTTCCTTTTACTGCTAAATAATTTTGTTGTACTTCTGCTGCTGTTAATGCTTTATTATATACTTTAATAGGAGCCATGCTGCCTGAAAAGTAATATACTGCATCGTTATTATCTCGGCCAATATTTAAACCATTTGTGGGCCATGGAGATGTTCCATTCCAGGGGGCAGCAGCTGCTGTTTTTAGTGTACCATCTACATATAAAGAACTAGATAGACCATTATTAATAGCTATAACATGGTGCCATTGATTATCAAAATAATTTTTTGAAGTATCAGTTATAGTAACAGCTGATGAAGTTGTAGAGTTTACAATAAATCTAATAGCACCTGAATTTAGAAGATAACACCTTATCCCATAAGTAAACCCAAATATACCGCCTAATGTTTGATTTAATCCTAAACTTGGTGATTTAAACCAAGCTTCTAATGAAAATTGGTTAATAGGCCAAAAACCTGAAGCCGATGGATTTGATAGTACCGATATTACACTGCCGGTTCCGTTAAAATCTAATACTCCTAAACTTTCTGTAGAATATTGAGGTATGGTAACTGTTGAATTTTGGTTTGTTAGAGTAGCGGTTGTTACGATATTTCCTCTACTTAAATTTGTATATGTTGAAGAACCGCTGGTGTAAGATGAGGGATTAGCCGCATCAAAACACATTATTAGATTACTTTTAACTATACTAGGCCCTCTATAAAATCCCATAGTATTATATCATTCTTGCCAATGCTTTCATTGACCAGTTATCGTTAGATGATGAAGCAAATAAACCAATATTTGCACCACTCATACTAACTAATAAATTTACACCTGTTGTATTTCCAATATCGTTTGTTGATGTATCAGCGTATTCTACCGATGTTCCTTGCCATACTGAAAATACTGTTCCTGCTCTTGCGTTTGAGCCACTTGTTAGAACATAATCAAAAAATGCTGCTCTATATGAACCTGTAGATATACTCATTACAGTTCGGAATGAACCACTATCTATGTCTGTGTTTTGTCCATAAGTGTATAGTGAGCCTGTTGATATTTGAAAATTACCTTGAATTTGTAAAGATGCGGATGGTGTTGCAGTTCCAATACCTACATTACCTGATGAGGAAATGAATACTCGTGTTGTATTATTGGTTTCTAATTGTAAATTATTAGTATCTATAGTACCAATGGTCATAGTAGCACCTAATGTATTACCATCGTTTAGGATTATAGCACTTGAACTATAAAATAATCTATTACTACTATCTGTCCAAAGGTATTTAGAACCTGGGGTTGTGGTTTTATTTGATCTATCAAAATTAATACCAAATCTATCAATAACAAGTTTATTAAAATCAGGGCCTGGTGTAATTCTATCAGTATCTAAGATGGTAAAAGATGAAGTTGCATTAACATTACCACTATCATCATTTAATTGTATATTTGAGCCTCCTACTCTAACACTGCCTGTAATATTCCCACTAAAAACTGTATTTCCGTATATTGAAAATCCTTGAGGAGGAGCAGAAGTTTGTGTAAATGTAGAACCTACATCTATTTTTACTGCTTTATATGTTGACCCTATACCTCCATATACTTCCAATAAATTACCTCTAGCAGAAGTTGCACTGCCTGTACCTCCACCTACTACAAATAAATGATCAGGACTATTTAATGGGAAATTAAAATGACCTATTGTAACTTGACCTGAAGCTGAAGCAATAGTACTTATACCCATTGCTACTGATGAATCTCCTTTAGCTAATGAACCTGAACCTGCTGTAAATGATCCTATACCATCTGCATCTGTTTCAATGCCTGTACTAAAGGATGCAGTAGCGCTTGCGGTTGTATTAAAACCAGCAGCGTGAGCTGCAAAGCCTGAAGCTAAAGTACCTACACCCTCAGCAAATGAAGCAGTACCCGTAGCTATTGATCCTGAGCCGTATGTTGAAGCATATGGAGCAGATCCTGTAGTATTAATACCTGTATTTACAGCGTTTGAAAATAATCTTGTATCTTGACCATCAGGAGATTCTATTTCTAATCCACTACTACCTGTTCTAAACTTAAGAGTTACTCCTCCAGTTCCAGTAAATATTGAGAATTTACCATCAGTGCTAAAAGTAAATCTAGGATTAAAAGGTCCAGCCCATAATACATCCCCATTATCGCTAGTATTAGTAATAACAAAAGGATTAAGATTATTAGTTGCACTACTAGCACTTACTCCTATAGACCAATGAGCTGCACCATTATTTACAAATTTCATACCTGATCTGAAGCCACTATTGGTTCCAGATACTGAACTACTTTCTATAAATAATCCATAACTTCCGCTAATAGTAACCCCTCTATTTCCTCCTATATTTTGGAATTTTAAAGAATCAGTACTTTGTATTGTTGATGTATTAACAGTATAAACAGCAAAATTAGGTTGATGATTAAATGCATTTCCACTTATACCACTAGTGCCACTAGGAGCGCTTAAACCTGATGTACCCGAGGTGCCTGATGTGCCTGAAGTACCTGATGTGCCTGATGTGCCTCTAGTGCCTGACGAGCCTGATTGTCCTGATGTTCCTGATGAACCTGAAGTTGCTGATGCACCTGATAAACCACTTAAACCATCGGAACCTGAGGTACCTGATGTACCTGAAGTACCTGATGTACCTGAAGTACCTGATCGTCCTGATGTGCCTGAAGTGCCTAGAGAACCTGATTGTCCTGAAGTACCTGATGTGCCTGATGAACCTGAAGTGCCCGAAGTACCTGATGTGCCTGATGTACCAGATGTGCCTGATGTGCCTGATGTGCCTGATGTGCCTCTAGAACCTGATTGTCCTGAAGAGCCTGAAGTGCCTGATGAACCTGAAGTGCCTGAAGTACCTGATGTACCTGATGTACCTGATGTACCTGAAGTACCTGAAGTACCTGAAGTACCTGATGTGCCAGATGTACCTAATGAACCTGATTGTCCTGAAGTACCTGATGTACCTGATGAACCTGAAGTGCCTGAAGTACCTGATGTGCCTGATGTACCTGAAGTACCTGATGTGCCTGATGTGCCTGATGTACCTGAAGTACCTCTAGAACCTGATTGTCCTGATGAACCTGATGTACCTGATGAACCTGAAGTGCCTGAAGTACCTGATGTGCCAGATGAGCCTGATGTGCCTGATGTGCCTGATGTACCTGATGTACCTCTAGAACCTGATTGTCCCGAAGTACCTGAAGTACCTGATGAGCCTGAAGTTGCTGACGCACCCGATAAACCACTTAAACCATCTGAACCTGAAGTACCGGATGTGCCTGATGTACCTGATGTGCCTGATGTGCCTGATGTGCCTCTAGAACCTGATTGTCCTGATGTTCCTGAAGTACCTGATGAGCCTGAAGTGCCTGAAGTGCCTGATGTACCTGATGTACCTGACGTACCTGAAGTACCTGATGTACCTAATGAACCTGATTGTCCTGAAGAGCCTGAAGTACCTGATGAACCTGAAGTGCCGGATGTGCCTGAAGAACCGGAGGTGCCTGATGTACCAGATGTGCCAGATGTACCAGATGTGCCAGATGTGCCAGATGTACCAGATGTACCTAATGAACCTGATTGTCCTGAAGTACCCGATGTGCCTGATGAACCCGAAGTACCTGATGTACCTGAAGAGCCTGATGTACCTGAAGTACCTGAAGTACCTGATAATCCTGATATTCCGGATACACCTGAAAATCCTGAAGAACCGGATGTGCCTGATGAACCTGAAGAGCCTGATGTGCCCGAAGTACCTGAAGTACCTGATGTGCCTGATGTGCCTGATGTACCTCTAGAACCTGATTGTCCCGAAGTACCTGAAGTACCTGATGAACCTGATGAACCTGAAGTTGCTGATGCACCTGATAAGCCGCTTAAACCATCAGAACCTGATGTACCTGAAGTACCTGAAGTACCTGATGTGCCTAATGAGCCGGATCGTCCTGAGGTACCTGAAGTACCTGATGAGCCTGAAGTACCTGAAGTGCCTGATGATCCTGAAGTGCCTGATGTACCTGATGTACCTTTAGTACCTGATGTACCTGATGTACCTGATGTACCTGAAGAACCAGATGAACCTGAAGATCCGGATGAACCTGATGTGCCACTAGGACGAATATAAAAATTGAATGTATGAGTATAACAATTAAATATATCTACTCCCCCAACATTTCCAGATACATAAGTTACATCTATTTTGTAATAATCTGAAGTTGGTTGAGATACACCTGTTACAGTATATAATGCTGTAGTTCCGTTTGGTCCTGTAACTACTAATTGGTATCCAAGCGGGATAAATGATAATGCACTGATTCCTGTAGCGTTACAATCTCTATTATAAAGAAGCCAATATGTAATTAAAGTTGAGTTTGAGTTTGATGAAAATGCTTCTCCATTTTGTGTAGGTTGTGCTACATATGGATCTGCCCAGGAATAATAATATGTTAATACACTATTACTTAAACCAGATGTTCCTGAGGTGCCGGAGGTACCGGAAGTACCTGAAGTACCTTTAGTACCTGACGAGCCTGATTGTCCTGAAGTACCTGATGTACCGGAAGTGCCGGATGTGCCTGATGTACCGGATGAACCTGAAGAACCGGAGGTACCTGAAGTACCTGATGTGCCTGATGTACCTGAAGTACCTGATGTACCTGAAGTACCTGATGTACCTCTAGAACCTGATTGTCCTGAAGTACCGGATGTGCCTGATGTACCTGAAGTACCTGAAGTACCTGATGTGCCTGAAGTACCTGATGTACCTCTAGAACCTGATTGTCCTGAAGTACCTGAAGTGCCTGATGAACCTGAAGTTGCTGATGCACCTGACAGACCACTTAAACCATCGGAACCTGAAGTACCTGATGTGCCTGATGTGCCTGATGTACCTGATGTG